TTGTTAGCCTTTCATATGTCCAGCCACCCAAGCAACAGCAGCACCGACTGAACTGGCTATGGTCATTCCCATCCAAAAGCCGCCCTTGCCCTTGTTGGCAAGCTCAAGCAGTTCTTCGATCTGGCCTTCCATCTTGTCGATCTTCTTGTCCATATTTTGGACGCGCTCCCAAAGAACGCCGTACTTTACAGGGTCGATTTCACCGGGTTCCATTGGTTACTCCGTCGGTTGGTTAGCCGTGGTTGGGATGTTGCCGGATAAGGCTATTTTTGACATTTTCTTTTCTCCTTAACAGGCCATCAGCACACAAGGCACACAGAAGCTACCGTCTGCGTAGGTGCAAGTGACATGGGTTGATGTGACTTTGGCGATGGTCTTGGAGCGAACAATGTCGTCACCCTGCGGCTTGGCAGTGCCATCACCAGCAGACATGAGCAAGTCACCACGGGCAACAGTAGTGCCCTGAGCGATGCGGATAATCATGTCACCCGTCATCGCCATATTGATTTCGTCTACGTTGTGGGCTTCGTCATGCTCCCAGTTCACGAATACACCAGCAACATTGGCGTCACCTTCAACGTCAGACACCTTCACCTTGTTTAACTGCTCGTTCTCGACAGGGTTGCCATCAGCATCGGTGTAGACGTTCATCTCGTCCAAGTTGGACAGCACAGTGCCTTTGACCAGCGATTCATCTTTGGCGGTAGTGGTTTGTGCCCAACGTGCCAAGTGACCGCCGTTGTAGGACACGGTTGTGCCAGAGACGGAGATGTTGCCTTCAATCGTTCCACCACTCCGCAACCCTATAATCTGTCCATCAGAAGTGACGTTAAAAAATGCCGCAGAAGGGGCGGACGAAACATAAAACGTACCGTTAGAACGCGCAGAAATTCCAACCGTGTTGTTACTAACGCCAGGAGCATCTTCTGTAGTCCCCACCATAAAGTTACCGTCGGAGTCGATACGGGCGCGTTCGTCGTTGTTTGCATGAAACTCAAGAGCGTCAGTTGCGTTGTCGTATACGAAACCACCCGTAAAGTCGTCATCCGTATCTCCGACTAACACACCACCCGCGCCGGTCACGTTTGTCTTAATTTGAACCCAAGCGTCCTGACCGCCTACATCAGCGCCTTGAATTCTTAGCAGCGCGTTAGAACTAAAAGCGTCGCCGACTGATGTTCCTATGTTAAGGCGGCCTGAGCTATCAATTCTCATAGCCTCCACACCGCCCTCTGCAAAGGCAATCGTGTCAGCGGCAGGGAAGAAAATGCCTGTGTTGGTGTCGCCTGTGGTGGTGATTGCAGGGTCAGAAACTGTGCCAGCCTGAACCGTGGTCACACCCGTAGCACTCAGCGTAGTAAACGCGCCTGTGGAGGCTGTGGTAGCGCCGACAGTACCGTTGATGTTGATTGAGGCTGTTCCAGTTAGGTTGGTGACAACACCGCTTGCAGGGGTTCCCAATGCAGGGGTGACCAGTGTTGGGCTATTGGATAAGACCATGCTGCCCGTGCCAGTGACCGAGTTGCTCAGAGTAACGCCACCATAGGTTAGTGCGCCAGTAGTCGAAAGCGTTGTAAACGCGCCTGTGGAGGCTGTGGAGGCTCCGATGGAGGTGTTGTCAATCGTTCCCGCATTGATGTCCGCTGTGTCAGCAATCAGGCTGTCAATGTTGGCTGTGCCATCAATATAAAGATCGCGCCACTCATGCCCCACTCGACCCAAGTCAAAAGCGTTATCAGTGGCGGGATCAAAGTCTGAATTGATACGGGCGGTAAACGTCACCGTGTCGCTGTTGCTGCTGCCCAGTGTGGTGTTGTCGTCCACCGTCAGGGTGGTGAACCTGCCCGTGTTGGGGGTGGTGTTGCCAATGGTCGGGGGGCTGGACAAATCCAACGTGCCGCCCAAGGTCAGGTTGCCCGAGGATGTGACTGTGCCCGACAGGGAGATACCAGAGACTGTGCCCGTACCGCTGACGCTGGTTACCGTGCCAACAGTCGAGTCAGCCGAGGTGATCGTGAAGTTGGGGTAAGTGCCAGAGATTGAGGTCGTACCCGCACCCGTCAGACTCACCGTCTGGTCGGGCGCAGTGTTTGTGATTGTGAAATTCGGGTAAGTGCCGCTGGTAGAAATCCCTGTGCTGGCAGTAAGGCTCACCGTCTGGTCAGGGGATGCGTTGGTCACCACACCTGTGGCCGAGTCGTAGCTGATGCCCGTACCTGCACTAATGGCGCTCCGTGCCCGCGCGTCTGTATAGTAAAGGTTCGTGCCTTCGTTGATGTTGGTCGTTGTCAGACTCACAGCGCCTGTTTGACCGTTGACCGAGGTCACTAGGTTGGATTGATCAATCTTCTGCCAAACAGTGCCGTTAAAAATCAGCCAATCCCCAATCTGCCAATCAGTAATGCCATCCAGATTGGTCGAGCCAGCCGTTGCCACCACATAGTAGTAGCCGTTGGTTCCCGTACCAGAGGCCAGTGTGGGGGTGTTGGTTGAGGCGTTCCAAGTTCCTTCGTAGCTCAAGCCACCAACGGCGCTACCCCATGACAACACAGAGCCGTTGGTTGTTAGGAACTTACCCGCATTACCAGTTTGACTCGGAATCAGGTTGTTGATCTGGGTCTGAAGGCTTGCCAGAGTGTCCAAGACCTGTTGGCTAGTGCCACCACCGTTTGTGATGACCTTGATCTTCTCAGCCAAGTCAGGGGCAACCACCTCACCCACGTTCAAATCCTGCCCGTTGGACAGGTTGATGATCAGACTGCCATCAAAATCAATGAAGGCATTGGTGACGGATACACCATCCACCCCGTCAATGCCATTGCGACCAGGCAGCCCATCGTTACCCTTTGGGCCTGTCGCACCATCACGCCCGGGGCGACCATCCCTGCCATCTTTGCCATTAACGCCGTTCTGCCCGTCTTTGCCATCCTTGATGGAGGCAACTCGCTTCTCAATGGCCCTGCCCGTTTCATCGTATCGGGCCTTGATGTCAGATTCCAGCTTCTTTAGAGCTTGGACAACGACTTGGACGTTCTCGCCAACACGCTGTTTCTGCACAGTCCGTGCTTGCAGCATCGTGCTTTTGATGGACTCAAGAACAGCCATTTGCTGCTCTTCGGTCATCCCCTTGAGGATTAGCTGCTTGGCTAGGCTTTCAACGTCCATTGCTCAACTCCTTGGTTAGCTGATCCAAGAAGTCATCTTCCATGCCGGAAACCCTGTTTTGCTTGTCCGACATCTGCAACTCCACAATCTTGGACTTGTTCTTGATGTCAGCCTCTTTGAGCATCAATTCAGCAATTCTGACCCGCTTGTCAAACTCATCCGACTCACCGCCAGATGGCAGGTTCTTGCTCGCCGAGGCCAAGACCTTGGCTTGCACCTCTTGAGGCATCAACTGTGTCTCAACCGAGAGCTTCTGTGCCTCTGCACGGTTCTGCTCTGCCTGAGTCGTCTGCACCGCAATCTGAGCCTGTGCCGCTTGCAAGGCCAACTGCTGTTGCACTTGTTGCATTTGCTGTGCTTCAGGGTTGGGTGCGCTCATCTGATCCAAAGCTGCAATCAACTCAAAGCGGTTGGTCAGGCTGGAGTTGTTCAAGATGCCTTTCAAGATCAACGGCAGCACTGGGGTGTTTGGCCCCAAGGTCTGCAACAGACCAATGAACTGCTGCTGCTCATACTCCCGAGCAATGATGCCCAAAGTAGCCGTGGGAATGAATCGCATATCCACGGAAGGGTAACGCTCTGGGTCAAACTGCATGAACCGGAACGCCGCCTTTTGGATGAACGGAATCAAGAAGTCCTCTTGGAAGTTCACCAGTGTGCGCTTGTATTTCTTGATGATGGTCGCCACCGCCATGCTCATGCCAGCACCGTCTCGGTTGCCTTGGCTGACCATGCCCTGCGAGTCCATCGTGCCCGTTGCCTGAAGCAGCATCCGTTCGAACTCTTTTGCAGTGGATAGGTTGTTCAGACTCGTCTCACCAAACTTGAAGGGGTACAGAATCTCAGCAGGGTTGCCGTTGACCAAGAACGCCTTGCCAGGCTTGACCTCAAACTTAGCACCCCGAGGCAGACGGGTCGCATCCAGACCCATCATGGGCGAGGTGGTCAGTGCCAGAGAGTCCAAGTGGCTACGCACCTGAGCATCAATGGCCTTTTGCATGTTGTAGGACTTCTCCACCGTCCCACGACCCAACAAACGGTTGGGCACAGTGTCATCTTGGTAAGAGATGATCGGGCGGTCTTTCATCATGTAAGGGTTGGCCTCTGCCTTCAGAAGAACCCCATCGTTGGCAATCACCACAATGGCCTCAACCATGTTGGAATAGTCATCAGCCAAAGAGTCTTCTGGGAACAGGTCAACAACATCAGCGTCTTCCCCCTCCAGTAAGGCTCTAGGTACTAACCCGTAGTAGGTCAACAACAAGACTTTTTCGTCTTGGTACTGCGTGACCTCTTGGGTTGGCTCCAAATCGGAGTCTGTTGAGGATGTGCCAATGTCCACCTTGCGGTAGATACCACTCTCCATGCCCTGAACGACCTTTTGGATGCCCACATACTTCTCAATTGCCACGCCCATACAGTCGTCAATAGACGTTCCGTTGGGGTCAAACAAGAAATTCTTGGGGTTAACAGGGACAATCTTCACCGCGATGCGGTTTTTCTCGACCACACCGATGGCAGCTTGGCCTTGTTGACCAGGAATTGCCTGTGTAGCTGGCTCAAAAATCTTTTCGGTCTTGACAATGATCTCGCCAATGCCAGTTCCATAGATTTCAGCCATCAATTCGACCTGATCAATGGATTTCCTGATCTTGTCAACCTTGAAGTCCTCCATCATCTGCGCTTTGAGGGCTTCAACGTCCAACGGATTGCCGTTTACGTCTTGAAGGTCGTCTTTGATGTCAAAGAACTCGCCTTGACCAAAGATGGCCTCCATGATTTCAGCGTGTCGTGTCTCAACAGCCTGTTGGGTGGCCGGAGTCACGATGCGTGAACGCTCAGATTCACGGGTTTTGTCTTCGGCTGACCACTCACCACGGAAAATACGCTCGTACTCTAGGTACTTGGTCATGAAGTTGGTGTTGCGGTAATCTCGCCAGCGGTCACAGTGGCTCACCACAAAATCAGTCAGTTCTTTGTCTGACTGCGTTGGTTCTTCGTACTCGTTTTTTTCCATTTTTCCACCCTGTTAAGCTGCCGATTACCTTCGCAGAAAGATTTTAATTTTCCGCTTACAAGGGGGCATAAGAAAAACTGTT